CAAATCGCTGATACGCGTCGACACGAAGCGCTTGAGTTCGCGTTCGTACTCGTCGATGGGGTGCCAGGTCTTGTTGATTTAGTGCCTCCTGTGCCAGCGGCCAAAGTTGCAAAAGCTGGGGCTAAGACTGGTGTATCACTTGCTACGGGCCTTGCAGCAAAGTTAAAAGCCTTAGGCGAGGCGAAGGATAAAATTATACTTAAGCCTACAAAAGCCGATGACGTTAAAGGGGTTGGAGACTATTTGTCTGCCACAAATAAGATTAATGACGAAATGAACGTTGTGACGGTGCAGCTAAATGATACGGTAGAAAAGTTAGTCAAGGGTAAGGGCTACAAAGATTTTATGAAGATGCCTGAAAAAGAGTTTTTAGAACTAGCCCGATTAACCAACAAGGTGGTTTATAGCTTTCGGAATAAAGCAGGAGAAATAGTAGGATCGCTAGATCCTCTTAGAGATCCCAAGATTCAAGAGGCTTTGGATAAGGCCATTACAGATAGAGGTCTTAGGCCTCAGTTGGCAAAAGATTTTGCTAAGGAAATTGTTGGTTCTCTACGCTTATCTGGTGATAAAAAGGTTGATTTGCCCTCTATGGATCTCTCTGGTTTAAATTTACCTAAGATGCTGCCCTCTTCTGGACAAGCAACAAAAAGTATTTTTGAGCCCGAAGCCAAGAAAGGTCGTCAGTTATTGATTGTGTCGTGCGGGGATAAAAAATGCCCGGACGTTGGTAATATGAAAGCGTTAGATAGGTATTTAGGACCTATTTTTACATCTATACGGAAAGCGGGTGTGCCTGAAAATGTAGATGTCGCTATATTGTCCGCGAAACACGGACTTATACGAGCTGATACAAAGATTGAGAACTATGATCAGCTGATGACAAAGGATAAGGTAAACGACTTTATAAGTGACCCTAATCAAATGAGTAAGATTGCAGAAACTATGCGCGGTTACGATAATATTTTGGTACAGGGGGGCGATAATTACAAAAACGTAATTAAATCTGCCGCAGGGGACATTCCCTTTACAGAAGTTCCCAAGGGTCGTGGTATCGGTGATCAACGTAGTTTTGTTGCAAAATTTTTAGAGGACCAAGCGAAAGTAAATCGCTCTAACCCAACAGAACCCGCTTTTCATTATAGCACATATACAGATAAGCAAATTAAAAATTTTTCTATTGAGAAGGTAGAAGAGGCTTACTCGGATGCGGACACGAACTATAGTTCGATTTTAGGTCTTCATGTAGGTACACCCGAAGCAGCTGCCCAAAGGTCGCGAAGTAACTTAAAAGCAGGTTATTTTACTAAAGACTCGGATAAGATTAGCTATGCCAAGCCAACAGATCAATTTACTTTAAACTATGACTTTAAAGACGAGGATATGATTCCTATGGGCTCTTACTATGCTTTGGATATAGATACGTCAAAACCTTTTAAAAACCCTAATAGTAAAACAGGTTTTTGGACAGAGAAGGAATTAGATGACTATATTGTTGAAGAAATTGATAGAAACCCTACGGTAAGCGCTTTATACAAACAAAAAAGCGTTGAAACGCGCGGTGATAAAATTTTTGAGTTAAATCAAAAAATTGGAGCCGCCGAAAAAGAAGCGTTTGAGATATTTAGAAAAGGGTTGGCGTCCAAAGGATATACTAATATTCCGTACATAAACGCTGTAGAAGATCGCGGTAGCATAAGTCAGATCATGTTAATAGACAGACCAAAGGGCGATAAGGTTATTAAATCAAAAATCACAGCAGAACCTATGGAAAAGGGCGGTGTAGCAGGATTATCGGACATAGCACGCGATATGTTTAAGGGTCCAAAAGGTATTGGCGCTTATCAACCGTTTATGGTAGGTTAGAAAAAAGGAGTCACGCATGGCTATAGAAAAAGGAATACCGACAGACACCACGCTAGAAGAGCTGGCCGCTGATGTTGAAATAGAGATGCCCGGGACTATGGAGCCCATAGCTGCATTAGATATGGATGTCGAAGCAGAGAACATGGACATAGAAATCACGGCGGAAGACGATGGCGGTGTGACCGTGGACTTTGAGCCGATGGATCAGAGGGGCACAAGTGATGATTTCTACGCTAATTTAGCCGAAGAAATGCCGGATAGAGAGCTTGGACGTATAGCAGGGGAGCTTTTGAGTGAGTTTGATGCTAATAAAGCCAGTCGTCAGGAGTGGGAAGACGCCTATGCTAATGGTTTAGAACTTTTAGGCTTTAGTTATGAAGAAAGAACACAGCCGTTTAGGGGTTCTTCAGGGGTAACTCACCCTCTTTTGGCCGAAGCGGCGACACAATTCCAAGCACAAGCGTTTAATGAGCTACTTCCGGCGTCGGGACCTGTTCGAACAGCCGTAGTTGGGGCCGAGACACGGGATAAACAGCAACAATCACAGCGTGTACGGCAATTTATGAACTATTACATTACAAATGTGATGGAAGAATACACACCAGAGCTCGATCAGATGCTATTTTATCTGCCTTTGGCCGGTTCTACGTTTAAAAAGGTGTATTACGACGAAAATATGGGCCGAGCAGTATCAAAATTTGTGCCCGCAGAGCATTTAGTGGTTCCCTATGAGACATCAGACCTTGAAACCTGCCCAAATATTACGCAAACGCTGCGAATATCGCTAAATGAGCTCAGAAAGAAGCAAATATCAGGGTTTTATCTGGATATTCCAGTGCTTCCGGGGCAGGCTGAGGGCGATTCTGTAACCGATGAAATCAATAGAATTGATGGTATGACGCCCTCTCAGATAGATTATGACTGTACTTTGTTGGAATGTCATGTTGATTTGGACATTGAGGGCTATGAAGAGAAAGATGAAGACGGGGAGCCAACAGGCATAAAAGTGCCGTATGTGGTGACAATTAGTCAGGATAATGGGCAAATATTGTCCATACGCCGTAATTATCGTGAAGATGATGATATGAAGCGCAAGATACAGTATTTTGTGCACTATAAGTTTCTACCCGGTTTTGGTTTTTATGGGTTGGGACTTATTCACACGATTGGCGGGTTGTCACGAACCGCCACAGCGGCACTGAGGCAGCTAATCGACGCCGGTACGTTGTCCAATCTTCCTGCGGGCTTCAAGGCCCGTGGACTACGGATCAGGGATGACGATGATCCGCTTCAGCCCGGTGAGTTCCGCGATGTGGACGCTCCCGGAGGGGCTATTCGTGACAGCCTAATGCCGCTGCCATTTAAAGGTCCTGACGGAACCTTATTCCAGTTACTGGGGTTTGTTGTTGATGCAGGGCGTAGGTTTGCCACGATTACGGATATGAAGGTCGGTGATGGTAATCAGCAGGCGGCTGTCGGTACGACTATAGCGTTGTTGGAACAGGGCTCACGGGTAATGAGTGCGGTGCATAAGAGACTGCATTATGCCATGCGATTAGAGTTTAAGATCCTGTCAAGGGTTATGGGCGAGAGTTTACCCGGTGAATATCCCTATTCTGTTGAGGGTGAGGATAGTGCGGTAAAGGCGACCGACTTTGACGATAGAGTGGATGTTGTTCCTGTATCGGACCCTAATGTTTTTTCACAGGCCCAAAGGATTGCGTTGGCGCAAACGAAGCTACAGTTAGCAGGTGCCGCGCCGGATCTGCATAATATGTATGAAGTATATCGTGATATGTATGATGCGTTAGGTGTTAAGGATACGGATAGGATTATGCGGCGTGTACCGGATGAGGAGCCTGTTCCAAAAGATCCGGCACAGGAGAATATAGATGTGATGGATATGGTGACGTTAAAAGCCTTTAAAGCGCAGGACCATGAGTCTCACATTATGGCGCATTTAATCTTTGGGGCTTCACCCATGATTGGAAATATGCCGGCAATGGCTATTGCTTTACAGAAGCATTGTATTGAACACGTACAAATACAGGCGGAAGAGATGGCTATAATGGAGATGCGTAAGCAGGGCCCAATGGCGCCGGAACAGCAGGAGATGCTGATGGAGAGCATCAAGGCTAAGTTTGTAGCGCAAGGTATGCAGCAGTTGAGGCAACTTTCACAACAGGCCTCGGGTCAGGGACCCGATCCCTTGGTGCAGCTCAAGGAG